GTTAAGTTGGCTGATTATTAACTGGAGTAGGGACGGCTATTCATGGCTAAATTAAAATTACAAAGTAAGTTAAGAATTCCTAAGATTGGTGAATCTACAGGATATTCTAATCTTCCTGACCGCTATAGAATGAGTGCAGAAAGAGAACTACTAAAACCATTATTGCCGACTACTAGAAGTTTTAGAACAGTTAATCCAGCTTCAATCAATCCTATAAAGATAGCTAGACCAGCACAATATCAATTTGGTGGAGTTGTAGAAGAACCAGGAATAGCTCAAGTTCATCAAGGAGAGAGAATATTAACTCCAGAAGAACAAGCTCAATCAATACTTCCTCCTGTCCGGACAGGTCAACTTTCTCCAGGAGATAATTCTAATATCCCATCTGTTAATTTATCTACCTCTGTTCCACAAGATGATTTTATAGAACATTTAAGAACTTTATTAGAGAATCCTCCAACTAAACAGGATTATAAACCTACAACTGGGCGTAGAGTATTATCTGCTTTAGCTGGAGGATTAACTGGATTTGCTCAAGGTCCAAAAGCTGGAGAAGAAGCAGGACAATCTGTTTATTATGCTCCATTTAATCAACAATACCAAGATTGGTTAACACAAACAGGAGCATTGGAAAAAGGAGTAGGATTAGAAACTGGTAGAATCGGAGCAGAGAATAGAGGATTAACAGCTTTAGCAGCTATTACAAATGCTGCTGGTAGAATTAATCCAGAACTTCAGGGACAGATTGCAGGAGCTAAAGCAACTGCTCAAGAAGGAGCAAAAACTACACCTGATATTAAGAATTTTAAATTTCTTGAAGGATTACCGACAGAGGATCAAAAAGCATTCAAGGATTATTTACAAACTAAACAGCGTCCAGGAATACAAAGATCAACAGCAGTACAATTAAGTGTAAAGGACGCACAGGAACAACAAATACCATTAAGTGATATTAATGGACAACCAATAGATACATCTAAATTTCCTATTAATATGGAATTTAGAATGATAACTGGTGGTCCTAATGGTGCTTATTGGGTTCCATCAACACAAACTACAGTAGGATTTACTGCTGGTAATGTTGCTTCAAGAGTTCCAGCTTTAACTCCCCAAGCTCCAATAGTTTCAGGTGTCCAAAAACCCCCTTCTACTAATATACATGAAGAAGCTGCCGTTAGTGCAGAAGGTGAGCCTATTGCACAAAAACTAGCTTCTACTACTACTGTAGCAACTCCTGGATCTGCTGTTGTTCAACCTTCTCCAGCAGTAGGGGCTACTTCTCCACAACAACAGAATCAATTACAAGTTACTCCTCCAGTAACTTCTCCAACTACTCAATCTATTCCAAAAGTAGTTCCTCCAGGTCAAATAGGACCAATTACACAAAATCAAGGAGGAGGAAATTTAAATACAACTAGACAATTACCAGGATTTAAAAGTGAAGAATTAAAAAGACAACAACAATATGCTGTTCCTGCTGCTGCTGCAATGACGCAAATTGTTGGAACTGAAGATGATCCTAATGTCGAGTCTTTAGCTACTTTTGCTCATTTAGCAGATAATCAACACTCTAGAGAAAATGTAGGAAAAGTTGTAAGATTAATAGCTGAGGGATTAGCCTCTTCTGGGGAAGGTGGAGAAACAATAGGAGGACAATTAGGTGCATATGGAGCATCTTTTAGTGGTGGTGGAATATGGCAATGGCTTAAAAATAAGACAACTATAACAGATCATATTGCTAGTGCACAGAATGAAGTTATAGAAAAAGCAGTAAAAGAATTAACACCAGAAGAGGATCGTTTTGTATCTAAGATATTTGCTGCTTATGGTGATATTTCAGCCTTTAGATCTATTTTAAGAGGTAGTGCTTATAAATGGGCAGCAGAAGCTATGTTAAGAGAAATGCCTGTCCCTGGGTTAACAAATGTTAAAGATCAACAAAGTTATAATAATAAATTAGCAGCATTTCTTAATTCTATCAATGATGGATTAAAAAGCGCTTCTGTTTCAAATAGATTATTACCACAACAAGCTTATTGGGATAGAAGAACTAAAGAAATTACAGCATTAGGTGTGGGAAAAGGACCAGAGACAGCGCCAGAAAATAAAAGATATACGGTTAGAAAGATTCAATAAATGGCTCAAAAATTAGAGAAATATGAACTTACTGATCCTAAGTCTGGTAAGGTTCATACTGTAATGTATGGACATCATCCATCTGATGATGAAATAGATCAAATTTTTAGATTAAAAGAACAAGAGCAACAGTCTCTCGGACAGGCTGATAAAGCATCAAAAGTCTTAAATCCACCTGGAATAGATTTAGAAGATGTAAAGAGAGTAGAACAGCTTGGTCCTGCTGCTATTATTCCTTATGTAATGAAAAGTCCGGCATATAAACAAGCATTAGGTGCTATAAAAGATCAAACTTTAACACCAGAAAATGCTGCTGCGGCTATTATAACTGCATTAGCTCCAGAATTCGGTCTTCCAATGTTAGCTACAATGACTGGAGCAGAGGCAGTTCCACAAGCATATCAAACTTATAAAAATCCAACAGTAGAGAATATTAGTAAATCAGTAGGACAAGCATTATCTCTTGGATTATTAGGTTTAGGTATTAAAGGCAATCCTGGTATGAGAACTTATCGGTCAGCAGGAGAATTACCAGAAGCAGGACCAATTATTACTCCTCCCCCAAAAGTAACTCCTCCTCCAACACTTGCTCTTCCAGAAGGAGTTACTCCTAGATTAACTTCAGGAGAAGGTCCTTTAATAACTCCTCCTCCTACAGGAATGCCTAGAGTACAATTACAACTCCCAAGGCCAGGAGAAACTTATACTCCTAATATCCCAACTGTTAAAGCTCCAATTATAACTCCTCCACCTGAAGGATCAATTCTTCAAAGTGGAGTTACAATATTACAACCTAAAGGAGCAGTAACTCCTTCTGGTAATTTAGCACCGGGAGTAAGAGGTAGATTTGTTTCTCCAACAAAAGCTACTGGAGTTAAATCATTCTATACTGGTGAAGGAACTCCTATTGTTAAGCCTCCTTCTCAAACTCCAACTACTATGCGACCTCAAGTTCCTCTAGAAACTCCTACTCCAACTACTACTCCTCCAGCTCCAGTAGAAACAGTAAAACCACAAGCACAAACTCCTACACCTCCAAAAATAGGAGAATTAGAGAATAAATGGCTTACTCAAACAGATACACCATTACTACAAACAATGAGAGATGGTGCTCCAGATAAATTAAAAACTGAAATTGATTCAGTTCTTAATTCTAGAGGAGTACAACAACAAGTTGCAAAAGAAGCACTACCTAAAGGACAAACTCCAGACCCAAATGATGAGATCTTCGGACAGTATAAATCTTTACTCGAAGACTCTATAAATCACGGTAAAGAAATAGGTAGCGTAGCTTTACGTGATATAGCTAAAAGAGGTAAAGATGCTGGATTAGATAATGAAACAATAGCTAGTGACCTCCTAGACAGTATTCATCCAGAAGTAACTAATCCCAATGGTAAAGTTTGGAATGCAATTAATAAAGTATTTAGTCCTGAGAAAGAGGAATAATTATAAATCTCCAATCCATTGCCAAAGGGTTCTATTATTTTTATCTTTATGCCATCCTGGTTTACCTTTTCTTATCTTTTTTACTAGTCCCTTCTTTTCGAAATTATAAATACGCATATAATGATCTCCAAATGCTTCTGCAAGTTCATAGCTAGTAAAAATTCCTTTTCGTGCCATCCAAGCTATTTTAGGAGGAGCCATTTTTCTATCTACTAATCTAGCAAACATTTCTTCAAATTCATTACTCATTTCTTTAATTCTCCTTTCTCGCCTTTCAAGTCCTCAGGTCCAATCTTTGGCAGGTCAATATCCTGAAACGCTTTGGCTAGACGCTCGCTGCGTTCTTGCTGTTTCTTTAACTCCACATTGGCATGACAAGCAGGACAACCAGGACCACCGAGGATTAACTCGTAAGCTAATCCGTGTTCGTGGCAGATAATTATCATTTCTCGCCTGCTTTCGCGCGGGCGTTCATTCGTAGCTGCTCTGGCGTCATTCGGTGTTTCCTCCTACTCATAAGTAAGTCTTTCCATTTTATTTTTCTCCTGTCCCATTCTTATTAATTTCTAAATGTTTAGTAATCATTAATTTAGATAATTTATAATAAACTTCTCCTCCTCTTTTCTCAGTTCTAATCATTCCAGCCTGTAATAAATGTTCAACTGTTTCATCAAGATCATAAACACCAAAAACTCCTGCCCCTTTCCTCAAAATTACTTTTCTACCTATTTCATAATCAGGTGGTCTTTCTATCATAGATGCTACTACTGTCCGCATCGTTATAGATTTAATATTCTTATTATCTTTTGTTCCTCCTAATAATAGACGTTTGAGGCCAGAGAATGTCTCTGAACATCTAAAAACTGCTTCTTCCATATCTTCCTTAGTTATTAATAAATCTGCATTATTAGCTAGTCCTATTAATGTAGCAGCTTTCCATATGTTATCTTTTAATCTAGCGTAGGTTCCTGTATCATCATCCTGTTCCAGATCTCTCGCATAAAAATCATAATACCATTCATCATAAATATGTAATGCTTCATTCTCTATTGACATCACTCCTTCCAATTTAGCTAATTGGTGTAATTGATTTAATATATCACCATAAGCTATAGGTTTAGGATTCGGTTTTTGATGCCCAGTAAGAGAATTAAGAGTGTTACGCTTTTCTTCATAAACACAAAAAGTTCTAGCTAGAAATCCCCCTGAAATAGCGTGTTTAGGGACAGTTTCGAAAAAATGTGTTTCATTACTCGCGAACAGGGCAGTAAGACATAAATTCTTAAGTTTTACCTCATCTTGGCTAGCTAATCTTTTAGTATATCCTGTATCTTCATGAGAATGTGTATCATACATATCAGTTAAAGTTGTTAATGAAAATCCTACACCGTCCTGGATCATAAACGAAGCAAATTCTCCAGTGAGTAGAAAACCTTCTGCGTTTTTGATAATATGACCGCTTTTAAGAGTTACAACTTTTCCTAACTCTTTTATTACTCCTTGAATTGAATTTTGTCCATCTATCACTCTTATTATACCTAAATCATGTGCTAATTTCTTAGCTACCATGACAGGCGCATTTTTACCTAATCCTGACTGTTTAGATAGAATAAAAGTGTAAATATTTGGATAAAGTTTATATACTCCTCCTCGGTCAATCCAGATTTTATTTTTGACTACAGCACTTATAGTAGTTAGAAGAGACCAGTAAAAATATGACTGTGGACTTTCTAACTCAATCGTTGAGGACAAAAATTCTTGCATCCATGACACAAGCTAACACTCCTATTTTTAGATGCAAGTTAATTTGTTTCTATAAATTCTTTTTTATCCTTCCGATTTTTTCTATAAATTGTTTTGCGGCATATTTTGCAACTTTTATTATTTCCATTCCAATAAGTATTTTTTTCGTTATATTCATGTCCTCTAGGACAGTAAATAATATTATCAGATTTATCTTTCATATTATCAGCTTGATTTCCTATATATAAATGATCTGGATTTACACATCTTTTATCATTACATTTATGATTAACTTGCAATTTTGAATCTAGATCAAAATTTTTATAAAGATATAAAGATATTCTACTTGCTCTAACCCATCTTTTTTCTCTATTTAAAGACATAAAACCACGTCCTCTTTTATCTGTTGCACCAATCCAAATCCAACATTCAATACCTTTTTCTTTTGAAATGTTAGATTCAAATTTAATCAAAGTAGATTTAAACATTTTATCACCTCCACCCGTAAAATTCTACCCCACATGCACATTTGCATTTTAAATTGTGATCTTTACTTTGAACATCTTTATGATCCATTGGAAGATTACAAGTATGAACTAAAGTTCCAACATGTTCAAATTCTTCAAACTTTAAATGTTTGTAAGTTTTAACCATTGAAAGTCCACATCTTGTTACTTCAATAATCTTATTAAGCTCCTTTATCATTTCTGGAGCTTCTGCTTTTTTATATTGATCTTCTGGTCTTTTATAGTTCATGAATTCTTTCCATGAAGAAATGGTCTTGTTTTATTAAATTCGTGTTTTATTTGAGCTGAATTAAGTAAATCAATATTTAGAAATTCAGCGAGAGTAAATAATCTTATTAAAATATCCCCTAATTCCTCTGCTCCAAAATTTAATGTACAACCTGCTGCCCATTTATCACAAATAGTATAAATTGTACCATCTCTAAAAGATTCCACTAATTCGCTTATTTCTGTGTGAAGTAAAGCCACCTTTCTATAAAATGCATTAATATCTTTTTCTGTAAATTCTGTTAATCCAGTAAGTTTTGATCCATCATGAAATCCATGATTTTTCTCATTCTCGAAACATTCCTGTTGAAAATTAAACATCCTCATTCTCCTTTTTCTATTTCTTTTACTTTATTTAAAATTCTATTTGCTAATCCTTCTGCTGTATTACAAAACATAGAAATACTTTTAATAGGATTAAGAAATTCCAAAGTTACCATTTTCCTTCCATCTGGAAGAAGAAGAATATAAACTTCTGGATTATCTTTTATCTTTATTTCCATTTAATCTCCTTTGTATTTCTTCATAGAACCCCAACTTAATCCAAATTTAAATTCAGTTGGGATTATTACTGGTTCACGTGATAAAGTACACTTACTAAAGTCAATAGGTTGTTCAAATACTGGTTTAACAATATTATAAAAGTCTTTCTGTCTCTCTGGAGGAATTTGCATAACAAAAGAATCATGTCCCTCTTGTAATAATTCCATCCATCCATTTGGATTTAATTTTTTGTTATATAGTACTCCTTTCTCATATAAAAGATCTCTCATACACCGTTTAGTGTTATCTGCAATAGTTGACTGAGGAATATGAGCATATGCCTCTCTAAATAGTTCATTTCCCCATTTATTAAAGAGTTCTCTTCGTCTTCCAAATGGAGTCATTAGAACTTTACCATTATTAGCTAGAGCAGTTTGTATATCTTCATGAAATATATCTCTAATGTTTGGAGACATTTCATGAACTTTCTTCATCGTTTGCTTAGCTCTATATAAACTTATTTTCATTTTAATAGATAAACCTTCTTCACCTAGAGCATATCCACATCCATGTCTTGTATTCTTTCCTATTTGTCTTTGTTCATCTATAACTTGATCTAAGAAAGAAAAGTCTATCCAGTCCGTGTCTCCTTCTTTAACTATTCCATCATGTTGATTTAGTGCAGCGTCGATTAATAAAGGTCCTGGATAGGACGTAATTCCATAACAGAAACTAGCAGTTAATTTATGTACATCTACAATATCAAATAATCTTAAAAGTTTGTAATCTTTAGCTAATAAAGCTACTATTCTTGCTTCTGCTTGAGATTGATCGACTTCTGCAAGTATTTTTCCCGGATCAGCAATAAACTGTTCTCTACATCTACCGCCATATTCATCTGGTCTAGGAACAGTTTGCGATGGTACTCCCCAAGATCCATTTCTGAGAGGCCTTTTAATAATAGAAGTTGAAGTTCTACCAGTTTCCGTTCCAACTTGGTTATAAGTGCATCGTACTCTTCCATCTAAATCCTCCTTGAAGTCTACATAAACTGTTTTGAGTTTATTCAAACTACGACAATTTAAAATTGAATCTATTATTTGTTTCTTTTGTTGATTCTTAATAGCATTATTCATTAATCCAGTAAGAGTTTGATCTTTAGTATCTTTTCTTAGTGGTAATCTTAAATCAACATAAAGACACTTCGAAACTTGTTTTGGACTATCATAATTTAATTCATATGTTATATCAAACATAGCTAGAAGAGCAGCAAGTTTAGCTTCTTCTAATCTTATTAATTCTGCATAGTGATCACTTAGTTCTTTTCTTTTTTCTTTATCTATTAACCATCCCCTCTTCTCCATATCTTCATAGATGGGATATAATTTCATCACAAACTCATTATAGAATTCTTCTAGACCTAATTCCTTTAGATCTTTATCCATTTCTTCAATACATTCACAGTTTACGGCACAGTCCATTCCATTATATTTAAGTAAATTATCTATATGATCTTTTCTTGGATTATATTCTTTTCCTTCATCTTTATAGTAAGGTTGATTGGTAAATATAGAAGTTTGAAATGCTAGGCTCTTTGGTAATTCTGGTGATAACGTGTGCATCTTAAACATTCCATCATCACTAAAATTATTCACTTCAAATTCGACATTCTCTAACCAATAAACTTTATCAGCTTTGAAGTTCTGTCCGGCCTTCTCTATTTGTTCGTTAGCCAAAACTTCTGCAACAATTCTCCATATTTCAACAAGATCATGTAATGGAATACCTCCATGATTCTCATTGGCTTGTAAATGAATAAGAGGGACAGAACAAGCATGATAACGAGTAAAAGCAAAACCAATACAAACCAACAAAGATTTAAATACTTCTGTATCGACATAAACTTTTTTATAATCTTTATAATAATTAAAAAATTGTTGAAGCTGGAGAGAAGTTTTTATTATTTCTATATTTTTAATATTCTCCGGCCAGTTAGGAGTTAAACTTTCTTTTACCGCTCTTATAACGTCAAATTGTATATGACTCTTTTGTTTCCATGAGAACATTCCCTGCCCGCTCTCTTTACCATAATTTCTATCGAACAGGGCAGCAGGATGAATTGTAGGCACAGTTTTTATGCCTGTGATTAGTTCTGGGAGAATAGAGCCTCTCCATTTAGTTATTCCTTCTTTACCTGTTAAAATCTGACACGCTAAAGATCCAACTGCTAATATACAATTCGGTTGAATAGCCTGAATCTCATTCGCGAGCAGGGGAAGAAAGTCTTCAATTTTATATCCTAGTTCATGTAATTGTTCTAAATTATTATTAGGTGGTCGTACCTTGATTACATTAGTTTTATATATTTTATTTAATCCACTCCCTGCATTAATCAATAACTCATCTAGAAGATCCCCAGAAGGACCAACGAAACATTGTTTTAATTCATCTTCCTTGCGGCCAGGAGCTTCTCCTATTACCATAAGAGTAGCTGATCCTGGCCCTGATCCCATGATCCAGTCTTGCATTATTTTATCTTTAAAAAGTTCTACCAGGGCGTCCTAGTCTTTCACAACTCCTGCTAAGAATTTGTTTGGATTTAGGATAGCCCCAGTAAAATACTGTCCTTTCAGCTTACTTTTCTGTTCCTGATTGTTTTATGTTTGCCTCTTGTTTTATCTCCTCCTTTCTTTTCGTGGTATTGGAATTGAAGTATTTCCTAAGCTAGTAGTTCCTAAATGGTTACTTTGCTTCTTCTAGTTTCTTGAATCCTGCAAATTGATTCTGTGGTTTTCCTTTATATTCTCCACGTTGAACAAAACCATTCAAATGTTTTCCAACTAACTTCTCAAATTCAACTGGAACTCCAGGAGTAAGTCCACCGTTCGCAATTTCTACAAACTCAATAAATTCAGAAGAATAAAACTTTTCTGAACCTTGCAAACGGACTGGAACTCCCTTAAATGGTGAATCTCCTTCTATTACTAGTTGAAATACATATAGATCACTTCCATCAGTACTAGCCTGTTCTTGAGAAAAAGACTTCACAAGGACAGGATACCAATTAGGGGTGACTATTTTAACCTTTAATATATCATCTTTGGTGAACGTAACTCGGGCCATAACCTTCCTTTATTTTTTTTGTTTTTTCTTTTATTAATTGTTATTGTGTTATTTCATTTCTTTTTCTTCTTTGTTCTTCTTTTTCACGATGACAAATTGCGCATCGTCTCCATCCATTATAACGAAGAGTATTTACTTCATTATACTCATGCCCTTGTGGACAATGCGTTTTCTTCTTTTGATAGAAGTTGCCGGATCTAATAAGATCATTCATATTGTCATGATTACTACCAACATATAAATGATCTGGATTCACACATAGTGGATTATTACATTTATGCAGAACTAATTTTTCTGAATTTAGATCGAAGTCATCTCTATAAAAATAAAGAGAAAACCTATGAGCTAAATATGGTCGTTTGTTAAATCTAAACCAACCATATCCATACGAATTAGTTCCAGCATTCCACTGCCAGCAACCATTTTCAAGTTTAGAAAACTTGGATTCAAAGCGCAATTTTAGATTCATTTAACTATTCTTTCTTTGTTCTTGCCATTTTTATTTACTCCTTTTCTTGTTCATCATTTTCTGTTGATTGATTCTCTTGTTCATTATCTTCATTATCTGATGTTTCTTCTGATTCTGTTTCAAGTTCTAATTCTTCTGAATCATCTTCAGAATCTTCTTCTTTTTCGTGATAAGTGTCTGGATCTGAAAATTCCTCCTCTCTGAAAAATTCTGGAAAGTTTTCATGGATTTGTGTATCACTTAAACCAGTAGAAACAGCTACTAATTTAAGATCATCTTTACAAGCATCCCCAACTTCAGCTATTGAAAGTTTAGTTAGGCGCTTGAGTGCATCAATTACTTGTTGACTCATTTTAATCTTCTCCTTTTGTTGTCTTTCTTTGAACTTTCTTCTATTATTCATTATTAGAAGAATCCTCTTTATTCTCACTAGGAATATAATACTTACTTACTTCATCATACAAACTTTTATCAGTCCAATCTATTACTTTAGGCATATTTAGAAAAGATGATCTCGCTGCTACTATACCATCATTGTAAGTTTTTACTTTCCATTTTTCTTCTTCTGTATAGAAATGATAAACTTCATCAAAATCTATAGGTATAAAAGCAGCTACTTTCTTTCCAGCTGTTAAAATATCCCTTCTGATATGTGATTCCTGTCCTCCAACCTTTGTATAGGTAGTTGTAATTAGATGTGCAGTAACTATGAGGTTAAACTTGTGAATCTTTTGTGCAACTTTTAAATTAGCTATTAAATCAAGAATTCCTCTAGTTTCTGCATTAAAGTCTTCAACTGTTGTTATGTCTATTACTCCTTTATTTTTTCCTTTACTCCCTTTGACTACTTTTCCTGTCTCTTCATCATACGTGACTGCTCCGCGAAGAGAGAAAGAATAGCGTAAAGAAAACTCAGATAATTTTGTAATCGGATCGGGACAGATAACAGTCTTGTAGGGACAGGAGTATTCAAAACTATCAACTTTCTCATCTAAGTCTTGATATTTAGTAAAGATATCAAATTCTATATCTTTCCTTCCTCTATGCCATTCTGCTACAGATCCCATTCTTCCATCACAACTAGCTACATAAATTGGTCCAGGCCAGGAACAGGCTGCTATTGATTTACCTGTCCCTGAGTCTCCAATAAATAAGCAGGACTGTGGCGATCCGTCTCCTGTGTTATAATTGGATAGATTTTCTGTCATTTCTTTTCCTTTCTTTATATTCTAAATAACACATTTTACATTTTATTTTTCCTTTCTTATTATGACCTTTTGGGCAATGTGTTATGCTATTAGAATAATCTCTCATATTATCTTTTTGAGTACCAATATATAAATGATCTGGATTTACACAAGCTCTAATATTACATTTATGGTTCACTTGCAAATCTGAATTAAAATCAAAATTTATATAAAAATGTAAAGAAGCTCTGTGTGCTGAAATTACCTTGTTATGTCTGTTTTTGCTTTCAATTGTAAATTTTCCATAACCATCAAAGTCTTTTGCCCCAGTCCAAATCCAACACCCATTTTCTTGTTTATTTATTTTTAATTCAAAAGCGAATTTTTTAGTCATTAATCTCCACCAGTGTTATAATCAGCTAAGTTTTGGGTCATTTTATATCACCTAAAACTTCTTTCAAGATTTCTGATGGTTGAGAAATTTCTCCTATTTCTTTATATCCTTTAATATTAACAAAGGCTATCTTCTTTCCTCTCTTTTCTGCTACTAATAAACTATTAAAGAATCGAATAGCAGCTTTGAAATGTACCTGAATTGATGGTCCTCCATCTAATTGATTCTGAATTATAGACTCTAATTCATACTCATTTAGATCCACTTTTAAAATCATAATTAATCTCCTTGTCCTTCTAATTGGTCCTTTAATTCAATATCATTTTGCATATTTAATTCTGTTAATATATTATCTAATGTCTTATTACTATCTTCAATTACCTCCTTTATTCTTATCTTATTATGTTTCCCTCTATTACAATCTTCACAATGTAGCCTTTTAGCTCTAAGTGTTTTTGGTGTTATCACAAAAGGTTTTTCGCAACGATAACACAGACAGAAACGTCCAACTATTAGAGGCTCATGTATATAATGAGTGCATCCTTCTATTGCACATCTATATATTATAGTCTTAGATTTTTTAAATTCTACTCTGGTGTATTTATGTGTGTGTTGATTTTTCATAATTAATCTCTAAAAGAATCTTTAGAGTCACTATACTCTCTAAAATTTTCTTTCCTTTCTAATTGACGATCTTTAATATCTCTCAACCAAGAGATCTGCTTGAATGAAACAAAATCATTGAGACGGACTCGGGATTTTATTGACTCAATGAAGAAATATTCTTTCTCATTCAACATCTTCTCATCAAGAATCTTTAAGATCCTACTTGCTTCATCAACGTAATTTGTATTCACTTTATCACCTATTGATGGCTTTGCCTCACGGAAGCTTTGTTTCAGAATTATTTTCTAGATTAATTAATTCCCTTAATAATCGAATCCGTTCATTAGTAACGATAATCTCGGTTTCAATTGCGGTCTTAGTTTTAACTTCCCGAAAATAAAGCTCAGAAATCGCTTTTAATTCATTGAAAAGACTGGCTCTAAAGTCTATTGACATTGACACTTCTATTGATTATCAGCGTTAACAGAATTAACAGAACTTGGATGAAACATATGTTCCTTAATGTGCTGCCAGTGATAACCAGATAAATACATTGTGCCTATATGAATCAATGTTACTAATACTACTGCAATAATCATAATTCCAAATAATGACAAATAAGCTAAGATAAGACGGGATATGAAATTATAATTTGTCTTTCTTAGCTTAAAGTATAATATAATAAGAATAATGAGAATAACAGATCCTATTATATCAGTAATAAACTCAATAAAATCAGGAAGGGACATATTCATACGATTAGAATAGTCTATTAAAGTCCCGATGAAACGTCCCATTTCTCTCCTATCGTATATTCTGTCCCTATTAAAAACTCTCTGGCCGCTGGTTTTGTCGCACAATATCTCTGGAGATAGCAACCATTAAATTTCTCACAAGAAGTCCTTCTTCTCGGGAATTCGTTAGCTTCTGTCATTCCAATCATTTCTTTAGCTAATTTAATAGTTTCCTGTCTCCATTCTTCTAATATTGGAGGACTATAAATAAATGATTTTCTTAAAAATCTATCTTTCGGTTGTTTAGATTTCTGAAATCCAATCTTGTTTAGAATAAATGTGTCTGTTTTAATAGCAGTACAATAAAGATTGAACTGGTTGCGGAGAGGAGAATAATCAAATTCTCTCGTTACTCCTTTATGATCCATCACACAAAGAGCACTGGAGTTATTGTAGTGAAAGACCAAATCTGGCTTTCCACTAATATATAATTGTAAACCAGAGTATTCTACTTCTTGAAATGTGAATGGAATATCATCTTCATATAGAAGAACTAGAAAAGGTTGCTCTACATAAACTGGTACTATATTATCTTGATGCTCGTAATAGCGATGATACTCTCTAAATTGAAAGAGTGTAGAACTGATCTCTTCTTGCTCTAACTCTAGTTCTACAGATTTAATTCTACTCTTCTCTACTATTTCTTCAATATCAGACTGCTGGAATCCTTTCCCTTCTTTCTTTTTATTGTAGTAGAGTTCCATACAATAATGTATTAGTTGTCCACGCTCTAGAAAGACAGATTTATTCTTTGGTCTAACATGTCGATGGTGATACATATTCCATCGAAATGGACAAAGATCAAAATTATCTAGTTCTGTAGCGTCGAAATTAATTATTAGTTTCTCACTCATATCTACTTTCTTTAATAGTCTCTAAAAATAGCTCGACAAGGGAACGCGGACAGTTAATCTAGAATCTGAGCGCTTTCTCTCTTTACTAATACAAGCTAAAGAAAGTTGATTGATTTGTCTTTTTCGGTCTGAAAATTTTGTCAATCGCTTTGTCATCTTGTCGAGTTCTTCTTTTCTATGTTCACAGTTCATATCCGCAAAATTAATTTATTTTGCACAAGATGGAGGAACTAGACAGTGAGAAAAGAAAATTGTTTAATTCTTCTCATTAGGGAAGAATTTGAACTGGAAAATTTTTCTGTACTCTTGCTGCTACTTGAAATGGGTCTTCATCTTCGAAACTTTCATCAAAAGAAGCAAAAAGGAAAGCTGCTCCTTCGTTTAAAGTAATTTCTTTATCTGCTTTTGTTCCCTCATAAGTATCCTCTGCTTTGAGTATATAACCCTTCGATCCACCTTCTTCAATGGACCATTTTAAATCATCAACTTCAACTGTTATCTTCATTTACTTTCTCCTTTTCTCATTAAGTTCTAATTAACAATGAATGAACTTGTTTGTGCTAAAATTTCAATCACAAGTCTATCACCAATTAATGTGACCGTGACTAGATGAGTCTTTCCAGCATATCGCATATAACGATAATAAGTAGCTCCTGGAAGACTCTCTGACCAACCTTCACCATTAATTGTTTCGTATCCTCGAAGTTCTAGTTCTTTCTCCACTTTCTCTAATTCTTGTTTCATAATTGTGTGTCTCCTTTCTTTTCATTTCGATCGAAAAACATTCCACAAGACCAATCTCCAAGAACTAATGGAAAGACTCCCAATTTAGTTTTTTGATTCTCTTCAGTTTCATAAGGATCTGGCATTACTGCTTGAGGAGGATTACAATGGCAAGATCCTAAAAGATTAATAGTCTTCTTCTGGATAGGAAACTTGCTAAAGTAAATACAATTTGCACAGATATGCAACTTCGGATCAAATTCTTTCTCTTTTACTGATTCCTGTTCGTGTCTGTATTGCCTATTCATTAATTAGCTCCTTTATTTAAAATCTTCGTGGTTAATTATATCACATTTATATAGCTTAGCAACTTTCATGACAACTGAATTGAAATGATTCAAAAATTTCTCAAATTGTGGATTTAATCCTTCTTTATATGTTAAAAGAACTAGTAGAGATGGTTTAGCTTTTGTAGCTCTATAACCTAATTCATGATGAACAATATCTCCAGATAAAATCACTTTTCCAGTAACATAATAATAATCATTATGATTATAATTATAATAATTATAATAATTATAATAATAATAATGATTATTATAATTATAATAATTATTATAATTATAATAATTATTATAATTATTATAAGCGTAGAAACCTTCTACACCACTTAATAGATCACAATTTCTGATTATTGCTTCTGATTCTATTCCACCATTATTATATTTATCATTTTCTCTTTGCATAAGTGGATATAAACCTAATTCTACTTCTCCTTCACGTTCAAAGAAATTTCTAATATACCATGCTCGATACCCTTCAATTGGTTCATGGGTTATTTCATTCTTTATTACTTTACCTAGTAAGCACATATTTTATCTCCTTTTTTATTAATTGGCATTTTTTGGTTGTGGAGTTAATTGATTTTAAAGTTTCCACTTGGATTATTATCTCCATTGATATTATCTTTTTCTTCTTATAGTGGATCTATCTCTTTTACATATTTTACAGTATCTAGCACCTTTATAAAATCCACTACTTCTTTCATTAAATTCATGACCATTTGGACAACATTTTATTTGTTCTCTCTTGTCTCTCATATTCTGTATGTTAGTTCCAATGTAAAGGTGTTCTGGATTTACACAAGATGGATTGTTACATTCTGGTTTATGCAAAATGTGTTTGCCTGAATTAGGATCAAAGTTTTTATATATAATCATTGAATATACGTGAGCGCCTACACTTTTTCCATCAACTTTGAAACTTCCATGTCCACTATTTGTTTTACCAGCAATCCATAACCAATGTCCAAATGGTTCTATCTTAAATTTCGTTTCAAATCGTTGTTTATTTGTCATAAACGCCACTTAGCCCTTCCCTTCTCAGCAATTTTCTGAGCTAGTTCTGCAACGAAATCAATAGCCTCTCCAGCTACAATACCGTTATCTAGTTCTTTACTGATGTTTTCTTTCCGTTTGTTTATTTCGACATAATATTCGTCAATTGTTCCAAGAGCACAGGGAATCATACAAGTTATTCCTTGTGCTTCCTGTCCAATTCTACGAAATCTTCCTGAAATAGCTTGGTCTTCATTAGCAGGATTCCACTGTCTTTCATGAAGAATAGAATCATGCATAAATTGAAGATTAATACTCTCTCCATGACTCAATGTAGATAGAATAATTATCTTCTCTGTAGGAGAGTTTTTAAATTCTGCAATCTCTTCTTGAACGCCTTTTGGATTTTGCCCTAGAACTCGAACAATTGGTCCTTCTTTATCATGATTCGTGTCATGAAAGAATTTAATCATTCGATCAGCCAAGAACTCTCGACTATCAATATGATGTGTAAATATAGCAATCTTTCTATCATTCTCCATGATGAAAGAAAGAGCTAAATCAATAGTGAAATCAATCTTGGCTAGACTTGTTTGGTGGCGTAACTTAGCTAGTTGAGCTAGTAAGTTCATTCTTATTTCAGCAGCAGAAGAAGTATCAAACCACTGAGCGAAATCTTTCTCACTCTCATCATAAACTTCTCGAAAGTTCTCTTCTAGTTCGACATACTTCTGTTGCTTCCATAGTTTCGGTAGTTGTGGAAGAACTTCATCCGTCGTCCGTCGAATCATACAGTCAGAATTATTATCCAGAAATCTCTCTGGATTAATTAGTCCTGTCCACTTCTTTACATATTGTCCCGTGACTGAGCGAACGAAATCTTGACGAACATTATTCATACAGAAAGAATTAAATCTCCAATATCTCTCTGGCTTAATTATGTTCAACGGGACAAAATACTCTGTCGCGTTATTTTTTATCAGAGTCCCGGACAGGCAAAGGGGATGAGGAATCATTGAAGAAACAGCTTTTAATGCTTTAGATCTTTGAGTTTCAGGATTCTTTAGAAGATGAACTTCATCCAGAATTATTGTCTGACATCTCTGAATAATCTTAGTCCAAGCTAGTTTATTTTGGTCTTTAAGATTGTTTGTATTAGAGAGTGTCTTATCAATGAACTGAATAAGAAGAGGTATTTCTTCCTTTCGTTCGGTAACTTGGGTGTTAGTAATGAAAGTAACAATCTTTCCATCTTCTTTTATTGTCCTCGTGCTTATGTCTCCAACTGCATGTTTAGTTTGCGAACAGGAAGGACATTTCTCTCCAATATTGTGTTTATCCTCGTCACATCTATAGTGACATTCTGGGCATTCAACTTGTAGTTTCATATCACTAAAATGGAATAGTTTGTCAATTCTGTTCATAAGATCATAAGAGATAATATGAACTTTAAACATATCCCAGGGAGTGTCAGAAGAAGAATCTATAACTTGAGCGGGAATTTCTAAAACATTCATAACTTCCCACAACATATTTGTCTTAGCTATAGATTTACAAACGAAGATCGCGGGCAGTAGTTTCTCTGGATTACATTTGATTGTTCCAAGAGCTTGTATTGTTTTACCAAGTCCCATTTCATCGTTCCAGATGAACTTGGCATTATTTTTATAAGCTTTAACTATTCCGTCTCTCTGGTAAGGGAATAGATGAGAACCATTCTTTGTAGTGAAAGTCTTTATACACTTTCTTCCATGTTCTTCACAATCTTCTGGGATTGCTTGTTCTAATTGTTCAAATAGTGAGAGAGTAGTTTCACTCGTCGTCTCTTCTTTTACTTTACTATCGAGACGTTCTTCAATATAAGAGTGACCACAAGAACGAACAATGAGTCTTCCACTAGCTCCTAGATCTATTTCGCTAGTTATATCTGTGACTTTATCACAGAATTTACAAGGTTTCTTGATTATAGCCATTTATTTATTATCCTCTTCTTGTTGTTTTGAGAACAATTTCTTCATTTCATCATTACTATAGCCCAATTTCTTCAACAAAGCAGTAGCAGCATCAACTCCTGCAACTTTACCGTGAACTTCTCCCTCGGCTTTTTTCTCTGCTTTAGTTAGTTCTCTCTTAATTGTTTTATCAGAGACTTTACCAGGATTAAAGACATGATCGAACAACATATTATATCTCTGTCGTTCGCTGTCATCTTTCAATTGTTCGCTAAATTTCTCTTTCAATTCCTCAAGAACTTGGAGTCCGTATTTAGCCTGTTTCTGTTGTTTAGAACTTACAACAAAAAGAGCTTTATACTTCGCGACATGAAAGAGTAGTTTAGCTTCAATCTCTTTTGGGCCTAGGTTCTTCATTTCAGCCTGGAGTTTCTCTCTAATTATTCTAGTGTCTTCTTCCGATAGATTCTCAGAATTAGAATCCTTGGAGTCAAAGCCAGGAGTATAGTAATCAATAAAGTGATTACACTCTAATTGTCTAGCTCTAAAATCTTTCTTGATCTCTTTCCCTTCTGACGTGATAGATTTCGTGAAAGATTTAATTACTTCAATGTCTTCTCTAGTCTTATCGTCCCCTTTATCTATATTAGGGAAGATAGTAACTACTTTGGGGCTTTTGGTACTTCCACATTTATTGCAGAAGTACTTAATTGATTTATTAACCATCTAATTCCTCTAGTTGGTTTGTTAGTTAGTTAGTTAATTTGTAATTCTTCATCACTCAGCAATTTACTCGAAATAATAGTGTAACACTTCTGCCCGTCCCGTGTCAAGTCGGATCTGCCCGTAAGCTCATGATTCGAAAGGGGATAAGGGTCAAAAATTTCTCCTATCGTTCGGAAGGGGTGAGGTAAATTAGGAGATAGTTATAGAAGAATTAAATAAAAGTCTATAAGTCATTGATTT